GGGGGATAACCAACTAGCCATACACCTTGCTAAGATTTACCAGCGTGGGTTCAAGGTTGATACAGATGCACTAGAGGCAGTACGTAAAGAGTACGAGGAAGAACGTGATGAGTTAGTACGTAGCCTCAAGGCTCACACACATGAGTTGATGGGTGACAGACCAATCAACCTCAACAGTCCAGAGCAACTTTCATGGGTGATATACAGCCGCAAACCTAAAGAAAAACTTTCATGGCAGAGAAGTCAAAATAATGTTAGGAATTTATCTAACATAAAACCATTGATAAGAAGTGGTACAAATCTTCTGTACAAACAGAAGGCAAAGCAATGCAAGACCTGCTATGGTAGTGGGCAAATCAGGAAGGTAAAGAAAGATGGAACTCCTTTTGCAAGACCCAACAGGTGTGTCGGGTGTGATGGTTGTGGGTATACTTTTGTGGATACTAACGAGTTAGCTGGCCTACAGTTCGTTGCTCCTACTGCCAAGTTTCTTAGTGCCAATGGCTTCAGTACAGGCAAAGACAGCCTGACATACCTTGAAGGTGTAGCCAGAGCCAAGCAGATGCCAGAGGCAGTCAAGTTTCTACAGAACATGAAGCGTCTGAATGCTGTCGAGGTTTACATTGCCAGTTTCATTGGTGGTATCTCTACCCACACCAAGGCTGACGGTAAGCTACATGCCCGTCTACTACAGCACAGGACAGGTACAGGCAGACTGTCAGGTGCAGACCCTAACATGCAGAACATGCCACGTGGCGGTACGTTCCCTGTCAAGCGTGTGTTCATATCACGCTGGGCTGGTGGTCAGATTATGGAGGCTGACTTTGCACAGCTAGAGTTTCGTGTAGCTGCATACCTGTCACAAGACATGGTTGCCATTGAAGAGGTGATCACTGGCTTTGATGTACATGCATACACTGCCAAGACCATCACAGATGCTGGACAGCCTACCGCTAGACAAGCTGCTAAGGAACACACCTTCGCCCCTCTGTTTGGTGCGACAGGGTATGGACGTACACCAGCCGAGGCTGCATACTACACTAAGTTCTTGGATAAGTACAAAGGTATTGCTGAGTGGCACAAGAGACTAGCCAATGAGGTAATGGCTACTGGTTGTATTACTACACCATCAGGCAGGGCATTTGCTTTCCCTGATGCCAAGCGTAACAAACATGGGGGTGTGTCATATTTCACACAGATAAAAAATTATCCAGTGCAATCCTTTGCAACGGCTGACATAGTACCTATATGTCTGATATACATTGACAAGATGTTGGAAGCAAACAAGATGCAGAGTTGTATCGTCAACACAGTACATGACAGTGTGGTACTTGACATACATCCTGATGAGACAGACAAGGTACTAAAGATCATAGACAGAACAAACGACAGGCTGATTTCCATTGTCAACAAGAAATGGAATATAGACTTCAACATTCCTCTATTATTAGAGGCAAAGATTGGTCCGAATTGGCTTGACACCAAAGACGTAGCATGATATAACTACAAAATTCGTTCAGTGTTAAGGAGTAAAATACACATGACAAATGCAGTAACAACGATTGATACAAACAACTACGCAGCTATGGCTAAGGCTATGGGCATGGGTGATACGGCAGGGGAAAAGAAGACCAGTGCGTTGGCACGTTTGCGTATCAACCACACACCTGTCATGGGACAGGCAGAGGTGAAGGGTAAGCAGGTCAATGTAGAGGTAGTAGAGGGTGGCACATACAAGTTAGAGATACCTGATGGCCCTACCTACTTTGCTGAGAAGGTAAAGATTCGCCCATTCCTACAGCGTTTCATGTACAAAAAGTTTGTCATGGGCGGTGACACTACACCCAACCGTTATGTCAAGACTGTTATGGGCGATAACTTAAACTCAGACATGAAGGACAATGACGGTGGCTTCAACTGTGGCAAACCTTCTGGTTGGATTGAAGACTTCAACAGTCTGCCTGACAGCATGAAAGAGTTGATCCGTTCTATCAAACGTGTGCGTGTACTGTTTGGTACTGTGGACATGGTGGACAGCACAGATGCACAGGGTAATCCTCTTGAGGCACCTAGTACACCATTCATCTATGAGGTTGAGAACCGTGATGCCTTCAAGATCATTGGTAATGTCTTCACCAAGTTGGGTAAGATGCAACGCCTTCCACCACAGCACTACATTGACTGCACTACAGAGAAGCGTGACCTACCCAATGGTAGTTGTTTCTATCTGCCTACAGCAAACCTAGACCTTATGTCTACACTGGACATGGACAATGATACACAGGCTACCTTTGCTGACTTCATTGCATGGATTGCCAACTACAATCAGTACATCCTTGGGGAGTGGGGAGACAAGATGCAGCATGACAATGAGGAAATCCCTGATGCCATTGTAGAAGACTTGGTAGACATTGATGAGGATGCATTTACATAATGTTTGATATGCCACCACAGGGCATTGTCTATGACATGTCAAACGAGGACTATCACAACCAGATAGGTTACTCTTCGTCTGCCATTAAAACGGTGTGTAAGCAGTCGCTTGCACACTACATGGCACAGAAACCATTGGGTGACAGCCCAGCATTTGCATTGGGGAGTGCAGTACATGCCACGTTACTTGAACCAGAGCGTGACCTAGTAACCAAAGGACCAAAGACACGTACCTCTAAGCTGTACAAAGACTTGTATGCCAACAAGAAAGGTGACGAGGTTGTACTAACAGAGGTAGAGTATCACGTACATAATAAAATGTGCAGTGCAGCCCTTGACAATCCAGTGTGTAATGCTTTATTAACACATAAGGATAGAGTAACAGAAAGCAGTGTGTTTACAACTGATCCCGTTAGTGGTCTTAACATCAAGACAAGACCAGACTTATACATACCAGAGACAGGACAGATCGTTGACATTAAAACTACTATTGATGCTTCGCCAAAAGGTTTTGCGGAACAAGTTGGTAAGTACCATTATCATGTACAAGCTGCTTTCTATATGCTTACTTGTAAACTGGCTGGCCTAAAGGCTAAAGAGTTTAGCTTTATAGCCATTGAAAAGACTGCACCTTACATGGCTCACCTGCATGTAGTGTCACCTGAGTTAATGATAGAGGCTACCAAGAAGGTTAAGGAAACACTCGCCCTTATAGCGGAGGCTAACAAGTCGGGTGATTATGGCACTGGTTGGGGTGACTACTCAACCTTAAAGGTAGGAGACTTTTAATGTTCAATGAAGATGAAGTAAAGGATATAGAGGAAGCTATTGCTGTGATGGAGGATGATCTGCAGCAAGCCAAGGCAGACCTAAAGAAAAAGAAGTACAGTGCTTTACGTGAGGCTATTGAGGCACGTAATGCAATGGACAAGGTAGTACAGGAAGAGTTGACCAAGCTAAACCTGACACATAATCCTTGGACTGTACAGCCAAGCCGACATTTATTCTGGCGGTGATGAACGGCAAGAGCTTTCGTGCAGCTAGAAAGTACGGTTACAGGAGTGGTTTAGAGGTAACACTGGCTACATATCTAAAAGACTTAGGCGTTGATGCCAAGTATGAAGCCATGAAGATTGAGTGGGAAGACCTGACGTACAGAACATATACCCCTGACTTCATATTACCTAATGGTATTATAATTGAAGCCAAGGGACTGTTCACAGCTAACGATAGACGGAAGCACCTTGCGGTAAAAAAGCAACACCCTAACCTAGACATACGGTTCGTGTTCGAAAACAGTAGACGTAAGCTAAGTAAGGGTGCTAAAAGTTCTTATGGTGTATGGTGTGACAGGTATGGTTTTGATTGCTATGATAGGATCATACCGGAAGCATGGTTAAAAGAAAAGGGTAAGGCACTAGGCACAAAGTTTGTTGCCTACCCACACCCTAAGATAGTGAGGAAATAGATGAACTTAAAAGACATACTAAATGATCTAAAGCCAGAGGACTTTGTAATACGTATCACCCCTTACCATGAGGACGGTACATGGGATGGTGATGTGCAGGTATCTCTTGTGTCATCAGAAGAAAATCCTTTGGGTGAAGAAGACTTTGCATATCTTTCTCACTTGTGTAGCATGTTGTGTTCTGTTATACCTGTCATAGAAGAGGATGAGTATGTAAGGGATGCACTACATAGCTACGTAACCAATAGACTAAACGATGAAATACCAGACGTTGCAGATGAGCCTAACTATACAGCAGACGGTAACGTACTAACCTTAACATCTAAGACAAGAGGTAATGCATAATGGCTAAGTGGAAAGAACTAGCGGCAGATGTAGTCAATCATCCCCCACAGTATAATTCGGGGGGGATTGAATGCATTGATGCAATGAGAGCAATGTCAGAGGGATCATACGTAGAGCCACACCACGCCTACTGCTGGCAGAATGCCTTCAAGTATATCTGGCGGTGGCCTTACAAGAATGGTGTAGAGGACTTGCGTAAAGCACGTTGGTACATAGACCGTTTAATTCAAGAGCTAGAAGATGAAAGCTAGAGTACTTATAAGCCTAGAGATAGATGAAGATGACTACCCTGTACCTGTAGATGGAAGTCTACAAGAGGAATTAAATGAAGCTATCTACGCATACATATATGATATAGATGGTATAAGTATAAATAAGATGAGGATAACAACTGATGAACAATAATTATTTGCCTAGTGACTATCAGACATTCATTGCCACTAGCCGCTATGCACGATGGCTAGACGATGAGGGTAGGCGAGAGACATGGGGAGAGACTGTAGAACGTTACCTACAGAACATTGCTAAGACATGGCTGAAGCCTGTTGACCTAGATGAAATGCGTAGTGCTATACTGAGCCTTGAGGTTATGCCTAGTATGCGTTCACTAATGACAGCAGGTAAGGCAGCAGACAGAGACAACACCTGTATGTACAACTGTAGCTACCTACCCGTAGATGATCCTAAGTCTTTCGATGAGGCTATGTTCATCCTGCTTTGTGGGACGGGGGTTGGTTTCAGTGTTGAGCGTCAGTTCATTGCTAAACTCCCTGATATTCCTACTCTTTTCCAAAGTGAAACTACTGTTGTCATCAAGGACAGCAAGGAAGGTTGGGCTAAAGGTCTCAGACAAGTGTTGGCACTCCTATGGGCTGGCGAAATTCCCAAGTGGGATGTGTCTAAAGTCAGGCCAGCAGGTGCAAGACTAAAGACATTCGGTGGTAGGGCATCAGGCCCAGCACCATTGATTGATCTGTTTAACTTTGCTGTCACTACATTCCGACAGGCACAAGGGCGTAAGCTGTCCAGCCTAGAGTGTCACGATCTTATGTGTAAGATTGGTGAGGTGGTAGTGGTTGGTGGTGTACGCCGTAGTGCTATGATTAGTTTATCTAATCTATCTGATGATCGTATGCGTCATGCCAAGTCAGGTAACTGGTGGGAGAATGCAGCACACAGGGCATTGGCAAATAACTCTGTATCTTATTCAGAGAAGCCAGACAGCATGGCATTCATGCGTGAGTGGACAGCCCTAATGGAGAGTGGTAGTGGTGAAAGAGGTATATTTAATAGAGAAGCATCAATCAAACAAGCTGCAAAGAATGGCCGTAGAGAGTCTTGCTATGAGTTCGGAACAAACCCATGCTCAGAAATCATACTTAGGCCGAATCAGTTCTGTAATCTTACAGAGGTTGTCATCCGTGCGACAGACGGTTTGGAAGACCTTACAAGAAAAGTCCGTCTTGCAACTATACTTGGAACAATACAGTCCACCTTCACCAACTTTCCATACTTGCGTAAGGTGTGGCACACCAACACAGCGGCAGAAAGATTGCTCGGTGTGTCACTCACAGGGATAATGGACAATAAGCTAATGACCTTAGAGAACAAAGGTCTATCTGATACATTGGAGCATCTTAAAAATGTGGCTGTTTCTACTAACGCTGAGTGGGCTGACCGTATTGGTGTCCCTCATAGCACTGCTATTACTTGCGTCAAGCCCAGTGGAACAGTTTCCCAACTGGTTGATTCGGCTTCTGGAATACATGCTCGTCATAGTCCCTATTATATCCGTACTGTGCGTGGA